CCGAGTGAAGAAGCGACCCGACCCGTCGAAGGCGCGGATCGAGGACCACGCTGAAGCGGCCTATACGCTCCTGGGGACGGCAGCATTCATGGTGCTGCCCGACCCGGAGGATCGCATAGTAACCTTTGGCGCCTTGCTGGAAGAGGCGATCAGGCTGCTGCCGAAGGGCGAGCGGTGCCACGCGGCGCAGAGCGTGGCCAGCATCCTGCTGAAGCAGTTTCCCGAGCCGAAGAGCACCCCCAAGGGCGCGGCATTGACGCCTGAGCCGCCTCTTCATTAAATAGACACCGACTCGCGATGGCAGTGCTTGCACCCAGCGGCGCGAGTGACGTGCCGGCATCGAGGCTGATGCCGTTCTGAGGACCACCGACTGGGAGTGCTTGCACCCACCCGGCACGGCCTCCGCAGGACCAGTCGCTCCAGATGCAGAACCCGCCCCGCAAGGGGCTTGTCCTGTTCTAGGAGCGAATCATGGCCTCACCGCCAACGATGGCGTCTGCGCCGACCAATACCTACACCCAGCAACTCGCTTCCGGCACGGTGCATGAGGACGTCTCGGACGTCATCTACCGCATCGACCCGGAAGAGACGCCCTTTGTCTCCGCGCTGCCGCAGGTCGGCTCAAAACAGATTTTGACCGAGTGGCTCACCCAGACCCTGAACAGCGCAGCAGACGTGCCCCAGCCCGAGGGGTTCACGGCGGTGATCAGTCCGAGCGTGAAACCAGTCCGCATGTCGAATGTCTGCCAGATCTTCGCCAGGACCGTGGGCGTGTCGGGCACCCTGCGGGTCGTCGATAGCATCGGCGGCGAGGACGAATACAACCGCCAGCTGGTGATGCGGGGCATCGAGCTCAAGCGCGACCTGGAACTGGTCTCCACCTCCAACATTCCAAAAGCAGCCACCGACCCGCGGCACATGGCCGGGATGCCGACGTTCTGCACCAACGGCAGCGTCGGCGCTGGCGGCACCATGCCGGTCGGCGACGGCAGCGCAGCAGCGGTGCCCGGCACCGCGCGCGACCTGACGCTCACGATCGTTAACGACGCCATGCAGCAGGCCTGGAACGCGGGCGGCAAGCCGACCATCGGGCTCATGTCTGGCAACATCAAAAACTACTTCAGCACCCTGTCGCAGGGCGGCACCGGCAACCCGATCGTCTCGCAGAACATCCAGTCCACGACTGCATCCCAGGAAGTTACCATCATGGGTGCGGTCGATGTTTACCGGACCAACTTCGGCACGCTCGATCTGGCACCAGATCGTTTTATGCCACCCAACATGATGCTGCTGATCACCCGCGACTACGTCGAGCTCGCCCCGCTGCCAGAGCGCAACATGGTCGAGCAGCAATACGCCAAGACCGGCGATAACACGCAGGGCGGTATCATCTTCGAGGGCACCATCCGCGTCACCGCCCCCAAGGCCCACGCCGCGATCTTCGGGCTCAATCAGTAACGCCATGCCTACGCTTTACGAAAAATACGACCCGGTCACCACGCGTTACACCGAGATCACCACTGACTCGGAGACCGGGCTGCCGCTCATCACCTACACGCAGGACGTCAAACCGATCATCGAGGCCAACAAGCGGGCCGCATCCAACTTCACCGGCACCAGCAAGACCGGCTGGACGAGGGTGGCATCCATCCCAAACGTGGTGGTGCAGCGGCTGATGCAGACCGGCATCTGGTACGACGAGCAGGCGATGAACGTGTGGCTCAACCAGCGTGACAATCGGGTGTTTCGGACAGACGACGCACGCCGCCTTTAACCCCTCGGGGAGGCCATGACCATGCCGATGCCAACCACAGACGAGCCCAACCGCAACGCCCAGATGGCGCCATCGCCCACGGCGACAGCGGCACAGCGCGCGCAAGGGGTGCAGACCATGCAGACGCCGCGCTTCCCCGGCTCCGACGAGCACGGGCGCAACCCAGTGCCGCCGCGGCAGGAATACCCCGGCCAGTATCACCAGGGTGATATGATCCCGCCTCCGGGATGGGCGGGTACCACCAACGTGGACGAGCCATACCTGCCGCCCGACTTCGATAAGGTGCTGGTGATGCGCTGCTACCCCGAGGCAGAGTCTTTCGCCGAATTGCGCGAGACGGCCTACGAGCACGGGCGCGAGGTGCTGGCGATGGCACGCGAGTCGACCCGCCAGCAGGCCGAGATCGCCGGCCAGCCAGATCCGCATGATCTGAGCGTGGAGCGGGCGGTGACGCAGCAGCCCGGTCAGCCCAATCCAGGCCAGCCGATGCCAGCCAACCCGCCGCCGCGCCCGCCACCCAACCAGCCCAACCAGCAGCCCGCACAGCAGCCCGGGCAGCCGCCACAGCCGCCGCCGGGCGAGCAGCGCATCGAGCCGGGCCGTGAGGCGAGCCAGGATCAGGACCGCGAGCGCCGCGAGCGTGAGGAGCGCGACCAGCGCGAGCAGCGCGAAGAGCGGGAGCGTCGGGAACGCCAGGAGCGTGAGAACCGCGAGCGGGAAGACCGTGAGCGCCGGGAGCGCGAGCAGAAGCGGGACTGACCCTTGGCGTCCTACCAGCAACTCCAGGACGACGTGCTGTGGTATCTCGATCGCCGGGATGCCGCAGCACGCATTCCGTCCTGGGTGCAGTTGGTAGAGACGGAGATCCAGCAGACCCTGCGCGCCCGGTGCATGGAGGTGTCGGCAACCCAGCCGGTTGATTCGGCCTTCATCACCCTGCCACCTGACTTCTGCACCATGGCGAGCATCCGCGATGCGTCCACCGGCAACAACCTCGTGCTGAAGGACGAGTGGAGCGGCAGTCGGACCGACGTCTCTGGCCCTGCGCCGGATTACTATCCGTATCCTGGCACCTACGCTGGCACCCGGCGGGCGTGGGCCTATCGGCTCGTGGGCGACTGCATCGAGTTCCTGCCGTGGCCGTGGATACCCGACCCGCCTGACCCTTACTGGGTGCCGCAGACCGTCCTGATGAACTGGTATGCCAAGCCCAAGGCGCTGATCCTGCCGTCCGATACCAACCCCGTCCTTGAGCAACTCTACTCGGTCTACCTCTACGGCATCCTGGCGCATGCGACGCTGGCAGAGCAGGACGAGCCCATGGCGCCGCAATGGGACGCAAAATATCAACAGGCGGTCACGCGGGCCAACCTGAACACGCAACAATCTACCATGAGCGGGGCCCCATACACCGAGGAGATGTCCGGGGTCTTCGGCTGATGTCGCCCCCCATGATCAGCAAGGCGGCGGCGCGCTACACCGGGGCAGGCGGCAAGGAACACTGTAGCCTTTGCCGTCACTTTTCCCCACGCCGTGGCGGGCGCTGTGCGCGGGTGCTGGGCGACATCTCGCCGATGGGCTGGTGCAAGCTGTTCAGTCGCGAGATTCGTGCGCTGATCGCCGATGTACCGTTCGTTGCCGGCGGCGGTGGCCCGGTGCCCGCCCTCTCGCTCGACTTCATGACCCCCGGCACGCTCAATCCGGCGATCACCTTCACCCGCGCCAGCACGGCGACGTATTTCGACGCGGCCGGCGTGATGCAGACCGCCGCGGTGAATGCGCCACGGTGGGACTACGACCCGGCCACGCTGCAGCTGCGCGGGCTGCTGCTCGAGGACCAGCGCACCAACGGCACCCGCAACAGCACCATGGTCGGCGCGGTGCCGGGATCGCCTGGAACGCTGCCCACCAACTGGGTCGTCGGCGGCTCGCCTGCTGTGGTGCCACAGGTGGTCGCGACGGGCACCGAGAACGGCATCCCCTACATCGACATCAGGCTGTCCGGCACGGCCGCAAGTGCGCAGTTTCAGGTGACGCAAGATGGCGGCGTCGGCATGGTGGCGGCCCTCAACGGGCAGGTATGGACTGGCTCGGTCTATATTCGGCAGATCGCCGGAACACTCAACGGCATCACGAACATCCAGTTGCTGATCACCGAGGCCACGACAGCCGGGGCGACGATCAGGTCCAATTTCGGCCCCACGATAACGGCAACATCGGCGCCGCTTGCGTCGCAACGATCGAGCATGACGGCGACATTGTCCGGTGGTGGCACAGTCGGGGCCGTCTATACCCGCGTGCAATGGAACACCACCACGAGCGCCGCCATCGAGGCCACATTCCGCATCGGTGCGCCGCAGATCGAACTGGGCGACTTCGCCACGAGCTACATCCCCACCACCACCGTCGCCGTCACGCGCAGCATCGACAGCTGCCTGATCCTGCCGGCCAATATGGGCTGGTTTACCGGCACACCGGGCGGCAGCTGGTTCGTTGAGTTCGACTACTTCGATGCAACGCCGACAAACTCGCGCGTGATCGGCCGGTCGAATGTATCGGGCGGGATTACACCGGTCATGCTCGCCACCGGCCCGCCGATCAGTGGGGCGCAATACGACGGCGCGGTCGCTCTCGCCACCACCAATGTGCCAGCGGCTAACGCCAGCACCAAGATCGTCACGACGTGGACGGCGGGGCAGGCGAAGGTCTGCACGAATG